CTTTCTGTTTTAGTAAGTAGTCTTTTTACGCTGGTATTAGCTTTTATTTTTATAGGCATTATTTACCGCCTTTCTAACGCGTCTAGTAATAAGTCCCCTATAATGTCGTCGCTAAATAGGTTATCTATTCCTATGGTAGTTCTTTCTAAAGTATCTGGTAGGGGTACAGCAGTACTAGACGTTACAGTACCTACGGTTACGTCTACTTCTGGGCGTTCTGCCCTGGTAACTTCTTCAGGTACGAAGTCGCCTATTATCTTTCTTAGTTCGCTGGTTATGCCTTCTACGAATTCCTGGCCAGTATCAGGTATATAGCGTCGTCTAGGAAAAGGTTCGTCGCCGAATGCCCTAGCCCAGCGCTGGGCGCGGTCGCTTATCTGGTTATGGCCGTCGGCTTTTTCTACCTGGCTGCCAGTATGCCCTATACGTAAAAAAGAACCTGCCCCAGGCTGTACCTGTAGGCTGTCTTTTAAGTCGCCTTCTAATTCTAAGTTAGAAGTACGTATACCGCCTTTTTCTTTTTTACTGTACTTATCGCTTAGCCTTTTAAAGCGCCCTTCGCCTTTTACAGGACTAGTACCGCGGTCTAAAAAGCGCAGTATTTCGTTCTGTAAAAAGTCTGCTACTTCGCGCTTAGCTTCGCCCTTACGTTCGCTAGGTACAGCAGCTAGGCCATAGTCGTCTAAGTCTAAAAAATGTAGAAGCCTGGTACGGCTGTCTGTAATAGTAGAACTAGGCATTACTTACCTTTCTTTCTACCCTTACCCTTTTTCTTACCAGGATAACCTTTACCTTTAGGCATTCTGCCCCCCTTCGTCGTCTTCGTCGTCGTTATCGCTTTCGAACATGTCGGCCATAGCTGCCATACGTTCGGCTTTTATAGCCTGTATTTCTTCTTCGCGTTCTTTAGCCTGTTCTGCTGTTAAGTTCGGATTTATAATTAAATGTTTTTCATGCGGTAGAATAAGGCCTAGCTGGTCGCGCTTTTCTATATTTTCTAGCGTTTCCTTATCGCTTATCATTACCTTAGGCTTTTCGAAAGTTACTGCTAGTTCTTCTTCGCCTCTATATGAAAAATTCGCCATAGCTTCTTCGTAAGCAGAATAAATAGAAAAAGTACCCTGTTCTAGCGTAAAGCTATATAGGTTCTGGTTATCCTCTACTATGTCCTGTACGTCTGCTTCGCTTAAAAGACGGTCGAAGCCGCTGCTAAATTTATCTGCCCCGCCTTCTAAACTGCCTTTAGCCTTTATACCGTAGTCGTCTAATATATTCATAACGTCGAACTTTAATACGTCTAGCTGTCCTGCTAAGTCTGGACTAGCCGAAATATACTTAGCGTCAGTAGGCGGCGCGTCTGGCTTCTTAGACTGCGGTAGCGTTATAGCAGTATGCATACCCATATGTACCTGGTTATACTTCTGCCCTTCTGGGTGCGTTATTACTAGCTGGCCATGCCCCTGGGCGCTGCTACTCGTCTTCAGATTCGAAAGGCCTAAATTCCAGTCGATAGACTGGGCTGCCAGGTTACTAGCTACTGGGTAGTCTACGCTACTGTCTGCCTGTAAATAGGTAATAGGTATACGCCCTAGCGCGTTCGGCTTACGGTCTATATAGTTTATAGTAATAAGTTCTTTTTCTTCGTTACCATGCCCTTCTGCTTTCTTTACTACTACTTCTACGTACTGCGTAGCATTCCATAAGTAGTATATTCTAGTCTGGGCGCTGCGGTCGGACTGGCTTTCGCTTATAGTCTGTTCTATACCGTCGCTACGTCCTGCTAGCCTGGTTATTTCGGTATCAGCATGCGATTGAATAAAAATTATAGGTTCGCCGGTTACCTGGTCGCGTATTAAGTCGTATTCATAAGGTTTTAAGGCATGTAAAATATACTGCCCTTCTTCTATGCCTAGCTTAGCGTCTGGGTTCTGCCAGGTAAGCCATAGCGCTACGTACTTATGTAAATTAAAGATACTATCGGCTTCTTTAAAAGCCCTATCGAAATGGTACTTATTATAGTCTTCGTTTAAGCCTTCTGTAGCCTGTTCGTTAGATAGTTTACGTATAGGCGGGTTCTTATATGCCTTACTAAGCTTTAAGTCTATTTTCCTGGGTATATTTATATCACCTATAGAAAATTTACTATAAGTTTCAGGGTAAATGCGCTGTAGTTCTTTCTTTACGTATTCGCGCTGGTTACCTTCTAGGCATTGGTTTAATACCCATGCGTTACGCTTTCTTCTTCTGTTCTGTTCGCTTTCTATTTCTAAAACTATGCGCTTTACGTGGTCGGCGCTGTTTAAGTCTATTTCGCGCGCTGGTAGTTGACTAACTGGCATATATTACCCCTTAATTTAAGCAGCATGCCTTAAAAGCTGCGTTTATACTATATGGTACTGAAAAAGGACGGCTTTTACTAGCCTTATAGCTATGGCTATACCCTAGCTTATGGCTTAATTCGTGGGCCAAGTTAGACGCTTCGCTACATAGACTAGCGCCGGCGTGGTATTTTCTGTTAAGCCATATACTATTTACGCCAGGATAAGTATAACCCTGTACGTTACTAAAGTATTTATAGTAAGTAATTAAATGTACCTCTACAGTAGAAGTTCTTAAATGCTCTACTACTTCTACCGCTGTCTTATCCTGGGTAGTATGAAGCCCTGGCCTTTCTTTTATAAAGTCTTCGAAGCATTTACTAGCTACGGTATTATTCATAACTGGAATATATTCTAGTAACTTCTGTTTTTCCTTTTCAGTAAAACCCTTAGTACTTAGTACCTTTATCAGGCTAACCTTTTCTGTAGGTAGTATAACCGTAGTACTAGGTTCTGGCTTTCTGCTGGCGCAGCTATAAGCCAGGATAAGTAAAAAGCCTATTACTAAAATGTTTTTCATACGTTACCCCCTTTATAGCTTTTTATTCGTTAGTAAAAAAAGCTTATCTAAAAGTTATTTCTTCTGCTTCGCCTATACCGTATTCTACGCAGTACCATATACCATACGTAGCAGCGTTCGACATGTCCTGCCCTTCTGTAGTCTGGTCTTCTGTATAGCCCGCATTTTCCTTTAGCCTCGTATTAGCGAAGCCCGCTTTAACATACTTACAGCCTTCGTCTACAGCTACCTTTAATATACTGTTAGCGTCTTCTAAAGCGCCGTTAGTTATGTTATGCCTATTTCTTACCCTAGGGTTATCTTTAGGTACTTCTATTTCGTAGTTTATACTTCTGCCGTCTTTACGTTCGTAGTTAGCTAGAAAGCGTTCGATAATGCTATAGTCTGTTCTATCTTTAGGGCCTCTACTGTCGCCCTTAAACCCTGTAGCGTCGCCATGTACTATTATAGTAGGGTTATGCGGTAAGTCTAGCCAGCCTTTACCGGCCCATTCTTCTAAAGCGTCTGCTGTACGCGCCCCTTCTACTGCTACTTCGTCGAAGAACTTAAACATACGCTTATTCTTATCCTGGTATTCGTCGTCTAAAGCTTCTGGGTTAAACTGAAAGCAGCAGCTAGACATAGGCTTCGAATGCGCTATATTAAAGTCGAAAGACAGCCTTATAGGTAGCTTCTTATTTAGTTTTATTTCGCCTTTCTTAGCTATATGTTTTTCTGGCGCATAGTTATAGTATATAACGTCTGTAGAAATATACAGCCATTCGCCGAAAAGTAAACGACGTATCATTTTACTATCGTACTTCTGCTTTAATTTTTCTATGTACCAGGACGGTAAGAAGGGGTTCTGTTCTGTTCGCGATAAATAACAGTGGGTAGTCTCGTTTTTCTGTAAGTAGTAACCTGTCTTTTTAGCGTCTTCTAAGAATTCTTTATATGCTGGGTGCGAAGGGTCTGAAGGGTTACAGGCTGCTATAAAAATATTTTCTGGTACATGCGGTAGACGCCCTAGCCTGGCTATACATTCAATATAGAAAGCCCAGTCTTTAGCGTCGTTTTCTGTTATTTCTTCTATAACTATCATGCTTAACTGTAGCGAACGAAATTTTTTATACTTCTTATCGTGCCAGCTTCTACTTATTATTTCGCTGCCGTTAGCGAACTTAATATAACCCCTTTCATGGCGTACCCAGTAGTCTACCCCTTCTTCGAAGCTGCCTGTAAGCATTTCTAGTATAGTTTGAAAGATAGTATCTTTTAAGTCTGGTAACGTCTTACGCCCTAGCATTACCCTAGCGCCGTCGAATTCAGTTACATGTTTTAAGGTAAGAAAGGCTAGTAAGGTAGACTTAGCAGAACCTACAGAACCGCTTAGTAAAATATAATGCGGGCCTAGGTTATAATTAAACCGCTTCTTTATATCGTATATAACCCTGTACTGATAAGGTATTACTTTAGGGTTAAATTCGAAGAAGCTAGGCGTACTAGTAGCGCCTATTTTTTTCTTTTCTGCTAACATGTATTTAAACTACCTTAATATTTATCATAGCAGAAGCATTCTTTTTCTTTAGGCCGTAAGTCGTATGCGTAAATTTTACCTGGTTCTAAGTCGCCGTAGTCCATTATAACGACTTCTAGCGCGTAAAGGTTAAAGGCTAAAGAACCTAAGAATAATACTAAATAAAAAAGCTGCATATAAGTCCTTTTATTCTAGGGCCGTCCAGTGGCCTATAAGTCTATAATATAGTTTTAAGTTTTTTCTTTCGTATACGATACCGTTATGCTTATTAAATACTTTACCTTTTACTTTTATATATTCGTCGCCCCTATAACGTACCTTTTCTATAAATATAGCTAAGTCTGTATTATCGGCCGTATAAGTATTACCGCTTAATATATCAATGCAGTTAGCACGATAACAAATATTATCGTGCATTTTATTCGAATAATCTTTTTTTAGGTATTTCTTCATAGTATAAAACGTCTAAATTACTAACCTTTATAAGTTTACCTATTTTACCGTCTAAAGTTTCCAGGTATGGGCTAGGTTCTGGCATGTAGGGTACTATCATTATTTCGCATAGGCCGTCTAAATGTATAAATACTGCGCGTTCTGCTTCCGGCCTTTTCATAGCCCCGCCTTATTCTTCTGGTTCTTCTAATAAGTCGAAGGCGAAAGTTTTTTTCTTTTCGCTTTCTTCTACCTGTACTTCTTTTTTATCACTCCAGTTAAACCGGTTCTTCATGTTTAAGCCATATACCTGGCCGTTTATCTGCTTACCGTTCTTACTAAATACTGTATAGTCTACGCCCATGCTTTCCCAGAAGAACTGGCAGCGCGCTTCGCCTATAGAGATGGCGTCTGAAAATTCCTTATGCGCTTTAGCCCAGTCGTATAAAGTCTGCTTAGCGATACCTATAGCGCCGGCGCAGGCTTCTTTAGAATAACCTTTAGCCATAAGTTCTATAACTACTTCGCAGTACTTCTTATCGTATTTCGTAGGCCTTCCTACCGGCTTCTTTTCAGTAGTTTTTTTAGTAGTCTTTTTTAGAACTTTCTTTTTTCGCGTCGGCATTTCGCCCCCCTCTATTTTAGAATACCGCAGTAAAATTCGTATGGACATTTATAAAATGTAAAGAATATTTAAGCAGACTAAAGGGCTTTAGTATAGGTAACCGTTCGCCGTTCTATCAGATACCCCTAAAAATGCCCTAACTATCCGGTATAATTCGCTTTACTGCTATGCAGGGTAACCCATCAACCGGTAACCGTTAGTTTTATACTCTTTTCTACCCTTATATACCCTTTTCTTCTTTTTTATTTTTTTAATTTTTCTTATACCTTTGGCTACAATGGTAATTTATCGGTTACCGGTTGCCACTTGAATATTATCATATACTTACGGCTAAAAAAGGTAACCGATAAATTAAAACTTTGAGTTACTATAGGAAATTTCGCCTAAGTCGATACTAACGCGCGGTATTACCTTAAAATTTTTACCATGTATTTTACGCTGTACAGTATTAAAATTATACTTCTTCATGCGCAGCGAAAAGCCCTTTTTAGATATAACTTTACCGCCTTCGTTCTGGTCTTCGAAGTATCTTACGAAGTTATTATACATGTCGCTATATGTTATATAGTCTTCTTCGTCTGGCGTTCTTTCTACGCAGTCGTCTAAAAATGCTTTAACTATGTCGCTGTTCTTATGTATAGCACCTACCATTTCTTCGACAGCCTTAGACTTAGTAAAAGCTTTATTTTTTAAAAGTCTTTTATACCCCTCTAGCGCCAGGTTAAATATACCGCTTAGTTCTTTTTCTAAGTCGTCTTTTATATGCGGGTTTACTTTTTCAGGGTATTTATTTAAGTCGTAGTCGAAAGGTACTATAAGAAGCCTACGTAGCATACCTTCTGACGTATCTTTAATATATGGCTTTTCGTTATAAGAAATAATAAGCTTAGCCCTGTTTATAAATTCGAAAGCGTCGCCGTATTTATATTCTGCGTTTACTACGCCGTCGCCTGTTAAGTTTTTAAAAGTACCGTTCGTATCGCTAAACGTCTTAGGCGGTTCTTCTTCTGAAAAGTTTACTAACTTACCATGTAGCCCAGAACTGGCGAAGGTATTCTGTTCTAATTTCTGTATAGAAATATTACTACAATTTTCGCCGCCTACTAACATACGTATAAGGTTTATAAAAGTAGACTTACCGTTCTTACCCGAACCTTCCAATATAAGCGCCTTTTGAAAAATATAGTCTTCGCCGCTTACTATGTAGCCCAGGTATTCTAGTAAAATGTTTTTTAAGTCTTCGCGCCCTAGCGTTATTTCGTGCAGAAAGCCTTCGAAGTATTCGGCTTTAGCGTCTGGGTTATACTCATAAGGTAGGCAGTATAGAAAGGGTTTACTACTATCATGCGGTAATAGTTCGCCGGTCTTAATATTAAAGACGCCGTTTTTAAAATTTATATAACCTTTACAGTCTTCGCCTGATAAAAATTCCTTACCGCTGTAGTTACTATCGGTAACCAGGCTTAAAAATTCGCGCCGTTCGTCGCTTTTACTTAGCGGTATAAACTTAGTATAAGCGAAGTTTTTTATTTCTATCTGGTCTGCTATTTTATAATGGCTACCAGTCCATACGTATATTTTCTTTATAGGGCCTACGCTTCTATGCTTATACTGGTTATCGTAAGCTTTAAGTAAGTCGTCGTACTGTCTAATAAGACCGCCGCGCGGCCCTTTAAGGGTAAATCCGCAGTGGGCAGTACCTATAAAGTCGTCGCCTTTAATAAGAATAGGCGAAGTTATCTTTTTATAATGAGTACAATTTTTACAGCCTTCGAAAATTTCTGCGATACCTTCGCACGTTCTAGGCCCGCTAGCCCTTAGCGCCTGTTCGGTAAATTCCTCTAGGTTCTTAGCGTTTATACTAGGGCTGTCGAACTTTTCCCATAGCCTTTTAGTAGTAGCCTGGTCGTCTGTAAAATGCCCGCTAATAGATAGCATAGCGTAAGCATGCGGTTCGTGTACTTCTTCTGGCGAAGCGTCTAGCCACTTAAAAAATTCGCATTCGCGTAGTATAGTTTTATCGTCTGGTAATGGAAAAGAACCCTTAGGCATAGCCAGCTTTTTATTTACTTTTTCGACTACTTCTATTTTTAAGTTCTGTTCTGTTAGGTTATTCTGTATAAGGCGGGCTTCTTTTACTATGTCTTTACCTTCCTTATCTTTTTTAATATTAAAGGTAGAAGGTAGTCTAAGAATTCTAGCGTAGTCCCAGGCGGTAGAATCCTTCGTAAACGGTAAGCCAGCGTCCTGGCATTCTTTTTCTATGTTCTCCAGTAGTTTAAGATAGCCCGCCTTATTTTCTTTTAAGTATTCTTTATCTGTTATTCTTTCTACCTGTATAAGTACATGGCAGCCATTACCTGAATAAACTACCGCGCATTTATTTAAGTCTATGTCTAGCGCCTTAGCTACTAGCGGCGGGTATTCGTCTATTCTATCTAAGTCTATACCGTCTAAGTCTATGGGTATAATGTCCTGGGCCTGCCAGCTAGACTTATAACGCTTACCTTCTAAATGGTGCGCTACTGTATAAAATATATTATAGCGTTCCTTTTCGTTAGGTATAAACTTAGGTAAGTCCTGTTCTATATTATCAAAACAGTCTTTTAAACTTCTATAGCAGAAGTTCGGTATAACTTTAAAGTATATCTTTTCTTCGTCGCTATCCTGCGGCGTCCACGTTCTTAATTTACCTATCTGTATCAAGTATGCCCCCTATGTAGTTATTCTGCTTTTAAAGTGTTTACAATAGTAAGTTAAAAGACTAGACTTGTAAAACATTTCTACGAAGCCTAGCTACGTAGTTATTCTGCCTTTTTGGGCCTAGTACTCCTATTACTAGGCCCTTTTTATTTTAGCGCGGGCTGTAAATTTTATATAAGTAATAGCTAGCTAATACCTTGCGTTTTTATAAATAGTTTAGTAGGTTCTAAAAAATTAGCAGAATAACTTATTACCTAGGGGGTAGAAAATGGCCATAGATAAAAACTACGCTATTATAGAAATAGCTAATATTTTCCTTAAAGCTACAGATAAAGTAGACGCCGATAAGTACGACGACGCCGAAAGCCTGTACCGCGAAGTAGCTAAAGTAACTTTCGAAGACTTAAAAGTTATTTTCCAGTTATTTATAGAACCAGTTTTTAAAGAAGACGAAGAACTACTAAAGCGCGAAGACTTACTAGCGGCTTACCAGGACGAAATAAAAGAACTAAAAGACTGCCTAGATATAAAAATAAATAACGAAAAGATACTAGTAGAAGCGAATAATAGACTGGCTGAAAGCTATAAAGAAAGCCTGGCTAGTAAAGACGACATTATAAGCCTACTTAAAGACTTAGTAGTTAAACTGGCGGGTAAATAATGTTTGAATTTAAGAATTTTAAAGACGGTAATATAGAAGTAACTATAGACGAAAATAACGTAGTACTTATTAAAGAACCTAAAGACGACGAACCGAAAGTAGGCGGGCTTATAAGGTTTACGCCTGCGGGTAAGTTAGTATTTTATAAAATGGGTATGAAGCATTCGCTACATTACTTTAGAAAGTACCAGGCCTACGCTACTATGAAAGGTATTATAGACCAGCTACCAGAAGACAGCGCTATAAAATTAGAAGTAAAAGACGAAGGTAAAACTACGTATTACAGAACTAGCGTAGCAGACTGGAAAAGGTTAAGTACAGTAGACGACTTCGGACATGGTACGCAGTACTTTATGCCAGTAGTACATTTAAAGAACGCCAGCAGGGGGTAAGTATGTTAAGCGAACACGACTTAGAAAGCGCTATAGAGGCTTTAATACTAGCTAGAAAAAAAGAAGCTAATAACTGCGATACTTGGAAGGATAGCGGCGACCGCGGGCTATGCCATGCCCATAAGGTAGTACCGCTTACGAAAGTTATAGAATTTTTACAGCAGACTTTATCCGACTTAAATAAAGATGAAGTATAAAACTAAGCCCTGGGCGCACCAGGACGAACTTACTAAGCTTTTAGAACTTCGCCATAAGCCATACTGGGCCTTATTCTGGGACATGGGTACAGGTAAAACTAAGCAGGCATGCGATATAATGCGGCTAGTAGCTTACCAGTTAGATAGAATACCTAAGACGCTTATAATAGGGCCTGTAGTAGTACAGAATAACTGGTTAGAAGAAATAGAACGCCATACCTACTTCGATACTAAACGCGTCCAGGTAGTAGACGGCCAGACGAAATTAAACGGTAAAAAGAATAAGAACCCTAGTAAGAAGCTAAAGATAGAACAGGTAGAAAATTATAAAAAAGATATATTTATAATAAGTACTGAAACGGTAAGCGACAGCGCGGGCAGCGTATTCGACCACTTAAAACGCGCTCACGAATTCGAACTTTTAATAGTAGACGAATGCCATAACTTTAAGAACCCTACAGGGGTTAGGACTAAAGCGCTACATAAGTTTACCAGGCAGCCCAGTCTAAAGTATAGGTATATACTTACAGGTTCGCCTATACTACAGAATGCGCTAGACTTATGGTCGCAGTTTTACCTTTTAAACCCGGACATTTTAGGCGCTAACTTCTTTAGTTTTAGAAGTAAATATTTTTACGACGCGAACGCAGCCATGCCTAGTAACGTGCATTTTCCGAACTGGCAGCCGAAAGACGAAAAATACTTTAAACGTATGGGTTATCGCGAAGAAGAAGACTTAAAAGGGCTAAATAAAATTATATACCAACATGCTAATAGGGTTATGAAGTCAGATACTTTAGACTTACCCGACATGATATACCAGAAAATACCGGTAGAAATGCCTACTAAGCAGCGTAAAATATACGACGAATTTAAGAATACTTTAATAGCTTTTTTAGAAGGGCAGCCGGTAAAAGAATTTTTAAACGAAGCCCTGGCGCAGTCTCTACTAGGCGAAATAGAACTACCTGAAACTATGCGGGCAGATACGGCTATAGTACAGACGATAAGGCTACAGCAGCTTATATGCGGTATATTTACTACTGAAGACGGCAGTATAAAACATATAGAAAATAATAGGCTAAAAGTTCTACGTTCGCTTTTAGAAAGTATATGTACGAATAAAGAAAATAAAGTAATAGTATGGACGACATTTACCCCAACTTACGAACCTATTAGTAGTATATGTAAAGAACTAGGCATAGGACATACTTTTCTAACAGGCCAGCAGAATAAAGAAGAAAAAGATACTAACGTAAAAGCGTTTAACACTGACGAAGACGTACAGGTAATTATAGCTAACCAGGGCGCTGGCGGTACTGGTATAAATTTAACCGCAGCTAATTACGCGGTATACTTTAGCCGTTCGTTTAACCTGGCCCACGACTTACAGTCTGAAGCTAGAAATTATAGAGGCGGGCAGAAAAGAAAGGTAACTAGAATAGACTTAGTTACCCCTGATACTATAGACGAAGCTATTTTAGAAAAGTTAAAAGATAAAAAAGAACATGCAGAAGACATACTAAAAACGCGCGAATTCAGCGCGAAAGAAGTACTAAAGCTTATTTAGCCCCCTATTATACCGCGTTCGTAAAATGCTGCCCAGTCGTCTTTTACGTCTTCGTAACTAACTTCGTCCCAGTACTCGAAAATTTCGCGTTCGTTAAACCCCTGGGCTTTTAGCCTACCGCTTAACCAGTTAGGGCCAGCTATAACATAGTCGTAATGTTCTTTAATACCATAATGGTCGTCGGCTTCGACTAACTGAAGCTGTAAAACGAATTCGCTACCATTTACTACCTTACGCGCTAAATTTCTAAAATACGGCTTTCGGCATTCTAACGTATCGCAGTCGGGGTTACCGCATTTAGTACATACGTTATCAGGGTTAGGGTTACAATTTAGACAGCCTTCACCGTCGCATACTCTACACATAGTTTACCTACCTTTTTATAAGTTTATATCGTAGCAGCCTTCGTACTGATAGTAAGGGCTGCATTCGTATTCTGCTAGTTCTGAAGTAACGCCAGTACGACTTATTACGTCTACTACGCAGGCGCTTTTAGCTTCTTCTTTAGTAAAACAGCGGTTACGACGGCTGTCTACGTCGCCGCAGCTAGTAAGAAAAACTAGTAAGAAAAAGCCTATAATTTTCATATAAATATTATAGCATATAAATATAAAATATATTGCATTTTTTACTTTACTTTTATCTTATTAGCGTTTAACTTTTTAACACTGTAAAAACAATAGGCAGAATAATTACGAACTAAGGGGTAGAAATGTCGGAAAATTTAACAGAACAGTCTAAAGTATTAAAAGAAATTAAACAGCTAGCCGATAGCGTTTACGCGCTAAAACTGGCAGCAGACGCCGCCGAAAAAGAGTATAAAGACGCTAAGGCTAAACTAGTCGAAATAATGGTACATGCAGAAGTCGATAAAATGCAGGCTGATACTGTAACCGCGTCGGTTAGTATGAAGTCTAGCGTATCTGTACCTAAAGAACATGATAAGAAAAAAAGAGTATTCGAGTATATAGAAAATACCTACGGTAAAGAAGTACTTTTCGACATGCTCACTATAAACGCCAGAAGCTTTTCTAGCTGGTATACAGCAGAACAGAAGAAGCATATAGAAGCCGGCGCTTTCGACTGGCAGCTAGACGAAATTAAACCGCACGAATACGAAAGCCTAGGGCTTCGTAAAAGGGCTAAAAAATAATGTTTACTTTAATAGACTTAAAAGACTTACAGGCAGCCAGGGTAAACGAAGCCCTGGGTACTATCGTTATATTTCTAAAAGGGCGCGAAGAAGCTATTTATATAAACGAAGACGACGCTTTATACGAAGTATATAGAAGCCATTTCGAAAAAGAACTAAAGAACATAACTAAATAACTGGCATGTAGCCAGGGTAACTATAGGAGTATATTTATATGAGTACTAAGAAAAAAGAACTGGTAGTAAAAAACGACTTTACGGTAAGTAACGAATTCGCCGGTATGTTTAATACCGAACTAGGGCTAGGCGCTGCTGAAAATATTGATAGCGAAGACATAGTTATACCTAAAGTACATTTAGCGCAGGCGCTTACGCCAGAAGTTAGCGCCGGTACTGTTAAAGCTGGGCAGTATATGAACAGTATCGAAAAGACTTTAGTAGGCGACAGCCTGGACATGTTCGTAATAGGTAAAGTAAAGCTATGGCAGTTTTACTACGAAATAAAGCAGGGTAAGAAAGTACAGAAAGAATACTTAGGTACTATAGAGCATACGCCGCAGAATAAAGACTTAGCAGATATACCTTATATACCTGAAGAACTAAGAAAAAGGGCAGAAGAAAAAGGCGTAAGCGAAGACATGCTTATAAAGCCAGATAAAGTACTACGTTTTTCTGTATTACTTTTAGAAGAAGTACTAGGCGGGTTCGCTTTTCCTTACTTCGTAGACTTTAAAAGAACTTCTTACCCAGCGGGTAAACAGTTAGAAAGTATTTTCGCTAAAATGCGTTCGGTTAAGTTACCGTCGTATGCTAAAGTATTTACCCTTTCTTCTGACTTCGTAAGTAACGACTACGACTACTACGTAAAAAAGGTAGGCATGGGTAGAAATATTACTACAGAAGAACTGCCCCAGGTAGAGCGCTGGCTAAAAGAATTATCGGATAATAAGGCTAAATATAAGGCAGACGAAAGCGACGTAAACGAAGAAAGCTATACTGTAGAAGCAGAAGCTACAGAAGTAAATACTAACCAGAAATTTTAAGGGGTAACTTATGAGTACTAAAACGAACAGAACAGCACGTAAAAAAGTAACTAGAAAAGTAAACGCTACTAAAAACGCTAACCGCGTTACTATGACAGCGGTACAGGCCAGAAGAATACAGACGGCTTTAGCTAAAGCAGGCGTAAATTATAAATTTTTAGATACTAAACTAGCGAACTTATAAACTAAGTTCGTATTATCCTACAGACTAGCCCCCTTTTCGGGGGCGTCCTTAAAGGTAAAAGATGAAAAAGAAAGAACCGCGCAGCGAAGTACTTTACGCGCATATAAAAAAGTCGAATAAATTATTTATAAAAAAGAACTATAAAAAGTTCGGGTATTCTACCGCGTCCGAAATGGTAGACGAAATACTAGACGAAGTACGTCTAAGAATAAAAGGTAATACTAAAATAACTAATAAGAAGGTAAAATAGTGGACATAGAAATAAAAGAAGGTATTACTTTAGTAACTGCTTACGTAGACGGCGACTACGTAGTAATACATACTAAAGAACAGACTTTAAACGAAATAATGATATATATAAAAAACTTTTTAATAGCTTCTGGCTTTAGTAAAAAAAGTATAGACGAATATATAATAACAGAATAAGAAGGTAAAAATGCAGAATATTACAAGCGAAAGCCCTATAGAAATAATAGATAGACTTATAAAAGACGTAAATAAAAACGACTGGCTAGATAAAGCAGCGCAGACGTATGTAACGCATGGTATAGTACTAGTAAAGCAGACGCTAGAAAAAGAAGGCTATAACTACGAAGTATATAACCCATATAATAACGACCAGCTAAGTTTTTTATAATGGCTAGATACATAGTAGAACATAAGACTTTCGAAGAAAGCCTAGATAGGCTATTTAATAGCGGCGGGTTATTTATAGCGCTAGATACTGAAACGACAGGACTAGAACCTTATAAGGGTAATAAGCTTTTTAGTATAATTTTATCGACTGAAGAAGACGACTTTTACTTTAACTTTAATACCGAACTAGATAATACAGGCCAGCCCATACCTTACGAGTATATGCTGCCGCCTAGCTGGTTAGATAGGTTTAAGCCTTTATTCGAAAATTCTACCTATACCTGGTTTATTCATAACGCTAAATTCGACTTACATTTTTTAGCGAAAGAAGGGCTATATTTAGCCGGTACTGTTTACTGTACGCAGACGCTAGCCAGGTTAGTAAATAACCGCCAGCCGTCGTATAGCCTAGCTAACCTAGGTAAGCATATAGGACACGATAAAGACGACGCGGTAGAAGCGTATATAAGTAAACATAAGCTTTATACAGACGTAGACGTAGGTAAGAAAAAGCCTAAGCGCTTAAAGCATTTCGAAAAAGTACCGTTTAAAATAATAAGCGAATACGGCTTAACAGACGGTAGGGTATGCTACGAACTAGGTACATACTGCCTAGATAGACTAGCTAAAATAAACATGCAGCAGTTAAACGAAGGCTTACCCCTAGTAAATAATGTACTAAATATAGAAAGTAATTTATCTAAAGCTTTATTTAAGTCAGAAAAGCGCGGTATTCTTATAGATAAAGAATACTGCCAGGCAGCCCTAGCGTATGAATTAGACATTTATAACGAAGCCTGCGCTAAATTCGAAGCCTATACAGGCCTAGAATACCAGGACAGCCGAACAGTACTTAAAAAAGCTTTTGAAAAAGCGGGGTTACCCTACGGTACTACGCCGAAAGGTAACCCTTCTTTTAAAGACGAACTTTTACCAGATAACGAAATAGGTAACTTAATTAAACAGGCCAGGGCTGCGTATAAAAGGGCTAATACATACTTTAAAAACTTCTTAGAACTAGCAGACGACAGCGGCGCTATACACTGTAGTTTTTTACAGGCTGGTACGGTTACTGGCCGTATGTCCTGTATAAACCCTAACCTTCAGAACGTACCTAAAAGGGGCGAAGACGACGCCGCCTACCCGGTAAGAAAAGCTTTCGTACCCAGACCAGGCTACTTTTTTATAATGGTAGACTTCGACCAAATGGAATACCGCCTATTACTAGACATAGCCGGCGAAGAAGAAGTAATACGCCAGATAAACCTAGACGGCTTAGACGTTCATACGGCTACAGCTAACGCTATGGGTACTAATAGAACCGCGGCTAAGACGCTTAACTTTTTACTACTCTACGGCGGGGGCGCGCAGAAGCTAGCCGACGCTCTAGGTATTACTTTAAACGAAGCTACGAAGCTTAAAAGCAGCTACTTTAGAAATTTAAAGAAGGTAAAAGGGCTTACTAAAGCCCTAACTGACGTAGCTAAAAGACGCGGCTATATTGTAAACTGGGCCGGGCGCAGACTTATGTTAGACGAAGAAGCCCCTTATAGAATGCCTAACCACTATATACAGGGCGGCTGCGGCGACGTATGTAAATTAGCTATGGTAGAAATAGATAAACTACTAGACGACTACGA